AAATAAAATTTGGAATATAAGATCATCAATCGAATGGATTAAATTCTCACAGGGTCTATGATACACATAAAACCCATCGATTCTGTTTATATACAACTAGACTGTGAAAAAAGTATAGCAAAGGAGTTATCTTCTTTTTTCACATTCAATGTTCCAAACTCACAATATAATCCAGCATTTCGAAAGAAACGATGGGATGGTAAGATACGTTTATTTAATATATTAACAAATAAAATATATGCTGGTCTGTTACCATATGTGTTTAAATTTGCCGAGGATCGTGGATATAAAGTTTCCTATGAGAACTCACTGACTAGAGATACAACCGCTATAGATTTTCCTAGAGTCTATTCTAGCGGTGAACAGATTACACCCCACGACTACCAGATAGAAGCAGTCAATCACGCCATAGCAAATCGTAGAGCATTGCTTATATCACCAACAGGAAGCGGCAAGAGTCTTATCATATACTTCATGATGTTGGAGTTATTGAAACGAACTGAGAAAAAAATATTGATTGTTGTACCTACAACTGGTCTTGTAACACAATTAAATTCAGATTTTCAAGACTATGCTAATACAAAAAAGATATCAGATCACATTCATCTGGTTTACGGTGGACAAGAAAAACAAACAAATAAAAGAGTGATAATATCAACCTGGCAGAGTTTGTACACTCAGAATGAAGAGTATTTCAAACAATTTGATGCTATTATTGGTGATGAATCTCATTTATTTAAAGCAAAATCACTCGTAAAGATAATGACAAAGTTAAAAACATGCCAGTATCGTATAGGAACAACAGGCACACTTGATGGAACGCAAGTTCACAAACTTGTTCTTGAGGGGTTATTTGGTTCTGTATTTCAAGTCACATCAACCAAGGAACTAATTGATAAAGATGTTTTGGCACAACTGGATATTAATTGTTTGATATTAAAGTATTCAGAGAATGATGTTAAACAAATTAAGAGAGCAAAATATCAAGAAGAAATAGAATGGTTGGTATTAAATGATAAAAGAAACAAGTTTATCAAAAACCTTGCAAACAATATTACAGGTAATGTTCTTGTTTTATTTAATTATGTTGATAAGCATGGTATTCCTCTTTATCAAGATATTTCGAAAGAAAAGAAAAAAGAAACGTTTCTTATATGTGGAAAAACAGAAATTGAAGACAGAGAACAAATAAGAAAAATTGTTGATAAACATAACAATAGTGTATTAGTAGCATCTTATGGCACATGTAGTACGGGTATCAATATTAAAAACATACATGCCATTATATTTGCTTCTCCTTCCAAATCTGTCGTTCGTGTTTTACAATCAATAGGAAGAGGACTTAGAAAGTCTGATACAAAAAGCAAAGTTACTGTCTTCGACTTAGGAGATGACCTCAGTTGGGGAAAGTATCGTAACCATGCTCTTCGACATATGGACGAAAGAACAACCATATATACTAATGAAGAGTTTACATTCAAGAAGACGAAAATTAAGTTAGGAGATTGATCTATGAATTTAACAATTCTTAAACTTAGAAGTGGTGAAGAAATAGCATGTCAGGTTCTTGAAGAAACAGAATTAAACATAAAAGTTTTTCAACCAATGGTTTTTAAAACAATTTCTAGTCTGGATTCTACTGGAAGACCGTTTGATGTTACGACTCTTCAGGATTGGTTGATGAATACAGATGAAAAAAATGTACTCATACCAGCGGACCACATTGCATTTAAATCTATTCCAAATGAAGAAACTGTAAAATTATATCAAATGGAAAGTTATCAATTTGATAAAAATGAATTAAAATCAGATGTCAGAAAAACAATTGATGAAGAATTCAATAATCAAGCATTTGCTTCGTTTTTAGAAGAATTAATGAATTCTTCATCATCACTAGTAGATGAACCACCGCCATCGAAAAGAAAATCTTCGAAAAAGGCAAAAAGAAAATCAAAAAATAATTATTTACCACCAGATATGACTGATGAAAATGAACTTGATCGACATATGATTATGATGCAAATGTATATACCAGCAGAAGCAATTATGAATTTAATTACTGCTGGAGTAATTAAACCACAGGTTTTACTTGATATGGTTGATGAGATTAAGAAAAGAAATCGATTTACTGGAGATGAACAAACCAGAAAAGATTTTGGTGATAAGTTTAGTGATTGGAACCCAGATCCAAACTCTGACGACTATAAGTAATAATAGCTTACTTTAGAATCTTTCTTCTTATTCCCACACAGAAATTATACACAAGATGTTAAGAACTTGTCAAGCTCTAATTTATAGTTTTTATAAAAATGTTTTAAATCACTTGAAAGTGTTTATAAACGTGCTATACTTTGGCAACGACGAGGAAACACATGAAAGAAAAAGATGAAGAAATAATAGAAGACGAAGTTAAAAGTTTAAGACATTACATAGATAATGTCAAATTTTGTAAATCAATGGTTGAGTGGAAAAAATTAGTGAAGGAAGCAGAAAACTGTGGAGAAAAACGTCCACCCGTAACTGATTACATTGCGGAATCCTTTCTTAAGATTGCAGAGCATTTGTCACACAGACCTAATTTTATAAACTACCCATTTAGAGAAGACATGATTGGTGACGGTGTAGAAAATTGTATACTTTACGCACATAATTTTGATCCTAGTAAGTCTTCAAATCCATTTTCATATTTTACTCAAATAATTTATTATGCGTTTCTTCGTAGAATTGAAAAAGAAAAGAAACAATCGTTTATTAAATATAAATGCCTTCAAATGAAAGATGTTGATGGTAAATTTATAGAATGGATGAAAAAAGAATCAGACGCTGGAACGTATTCTGAATTTTTGCAAAAACATTTTTCTTTAAGTGAAACTGATGTAGATAAATTAGAACCAAAAAAGAAAAATAAAAAAAGAAGGAAGCGTAAGTGAAAATAGCATTTATATGTGATACCCATTTTGGTTGTCGAAATGATTCACCTTTTTTTCTAGAAAACGCATTATCATTTTTTGAAAAACAATTTATACCATATTTAATCAAAAATAATATTAAAAATGTAATACATCTCGGAGATTTCTTCGATAGAAGAAAATATATTAATTTTAATACATTATCTCAAGTTAGAAAAAATGTAATTGAAATTTTTGAAAACTTAGGAATAACTATTCATATCACCATAGGAAACCATGATACTTATTACAAGAATACTAATTCTTTAAATTCATTGAAGGAAATACTGGGTGAAAAATATAATCATATAAAAATATATGAAAATCCAACTACTTTAATTTTTGACAATTTTTGTTTTGGTCTTATTCCGTGGGTTACTAAGGAAAATGAAGAAGACGTTCTTAACTATGTTAAAACGTGTCCATGTAGAATGATAGGTGGACATTTTGAAATTGTTGGGTTTCAAGTAATTCCAGGAGTAAAACATCAAGGTGGATTTAACATATCTGTTTTTTCTAGATTTGATCGGGTATTGTCTGGGCATTTTCACATAAAGCAATCTGAAGGTAATATTTATTATCTTGGAACTCAATATCAAATGAACTTTTCAGATGTTCATTCAACTAAAGGATTTCACGTTTATGATATACAAACGGATGAAATGGAATTTATTGAGAATACTAATAATATATTTCATATTTTTGTTTATGATGATTCTTCATCGGATGAAATTAAGCGTATCGCAAAATTTATAAACGAAACAACCCTTAAAGGTGGATTTGTTCGAATAACTGTAAGAAATAAATCAAAACAAAATATTTTTGACAAATTTATAGATGCTCTTTGGGATAAGGGTGTGCAAGATATTTCTGTTATAGAAGATCCTCTTGAAAAATCAACAACAGTTGAATTTGATGAAGGAGAGGATACAATGAGCATCATTGCAAGAGAAATTGATGCAATTGAACGCGACTTAGATAAAGTAAGATTAAAAACTTTAATAAAAGATCTATACATGGAAAGTTTAAAAATATGATTATTTTTGAAAAAGTAAGATTCAAAAACTTTGGATCGTTTGGGAATAATGTTACAGAAATCATACTCAATAAAAATAACAATACTTTAATCTGTGGAAATAATGGAAGTGGCAAATCGTTTGCTTTTTTGGATTCAATTACATTTGCCTTATTCGGTAAACCTTTTAGAAAAATAAATATACCACAATTAGTAAATTCTGTAAATGAAAAAGGTTGTTTAGTTGAAATTGAATTTTCAAAAGGTTCAGATAACTTCATTGTTCGTAGAGGAATAAACCCTCGTATTTTTGAAATCCATAAAAATGGAGATTTGATGAATCAAGATGCAAAGAGTCTTGATTATCAGGAAATTCTTGAGCAACAAATTTTGAAGATGAATTACAAGACATTCACTCAAGTTGTGATTCTTGGAAGTTCTTCATTTGTTCCATTCATGCAGTTGTCTGCTGCGGATCGACGATCTGTAATTGAAAACATTCTTGATATCAATATTTTTAGCACAATGAATGTTGTTCTAAAAGGTAAGATTCTTTCACTAAAGGAAAGTGTAAAAGAACTAAATATTAAAATTGAAATTGAAAAGAACAAGATTAGTACACAGATGACTTTTATTAATACTCTAGAAAAGAAAAATAATGAAGATAATGAAGACAAACTGAGTCATATTAAGGAACTTGAAACAAGATGTAATGAATTACAAGGCAGTCTTTATGTGAATGGACTTGTAATGTATACTGAAGAAGATATACAAGATGCGGTGAATAATTTGAAAAAACATAGAGACAATGTTAAAGAAATGGAAAGAAAACTTGCTTCCTTAAATACAGAGAAAAAACAAAAAGAAAAAGAAATAGTTTTCTTCAAGGAAAATGAAACTTGTCCAGTCTGTTCACAGCATCTCGACTCAAGAGTAAAGAAAGAAAAGATTTTAAATACAAATCTCGATATATCAAATATTGACAATGACATATCTATCGGAAAAGAAACAATAGAAAATAAAGAAAACTTTATTAATGAGTTAGAAGTAGTATTAAACAATACTAGAAAGTTGTTGAATGAAAGAAATACAATTGAAAGTGAAGTCAAAACTATAAAGCAAGAAATAAAAAGAATTGAATCATCGATGAATAAATCTTCATTGGTTGGTGATATTCAAAGCGAAAAAGAA